ACTCACTAAGTTTTGTACAATTATCCTACCTTCATAATTAGGTTTCTCCTTTGTATTAGTCGTTACCAATTGTTGAATAATGCTGGCTCCACCATTATCTTGTGTATTTAGATTGGCAAAAGTCGCTATGTCTTTAGATACAGACTTTTTATCTCCAGCAGATAAATCAGAGTCAAGATCATCGTCGCCATCAATACCTATAGAGACTGGAGTATCATCCATATATACTCCTCTAGATAATTCATTATCCTTTAGTAAATTACCTTTAGGGTCCACTAATCCTTCAATTGGCCCATCAGATATCAAATCTAAAGTTTCAATATAACTGAATGAGTTACCAAATTGAAAATCACCAATTTTAGGAGGAGAGAGAACAGCAGGTTTGACTTTAGGCTTTTTACCAGCACCATAGAGTCTTTTCTTTTTAGATAAATGGTTCATAGATTTGTTCTTGGGTCAGAAATTTCATAACCACTATCTTCAGATCCAGCAAATGCGTCCTTATACATGTTGTCAATAGAGCTTATTGTTTGAGGAAGCGATTTCATTGATGATTGAATAATGCTCGATCCAACTTTTAATCTACCATATCCAATTGGAAGAGGCGAACCTTGAGCAGCTAAGTTGACTTGACTACTGCTAAACATTAAAGATCCACCTCCAGAAACAGTAGATTCCCCTCCATCAATCGTACCCGGGTCCATTAACGCGTATTGGATTACTGCGGAAACAAGACTAACAGCAAGCGAGATCAAGAGCATCTCAAGACCAGTTCCAGCCCCAACAATAAATGGCACAAAATCTATTTCTTGAGGCTTTTTATTGTTTGAAAACTCTTCTTTATTAAGCCTTTTCTTATTAACTATTAACTCGTAAGAAAAACCTTGCTTCTGAAGATCTACAACAGTTTTTCTAAAGCCTTCTCTATTAGCATCTATAGCGCGAATAACGTCTCTAGGCTTATCAATCTCCATTTCGAAGACTTTGCCATATTTTTGCGCTAAAATTCCGTGTAATCTAATTGTTGTCATAGTCTTCCTTAAACCTGTTGTGTGTATTTACATCTATTTCTAAATTTTGGGGCTCATAAAGATTAAATTTTTTAGTTTCGATGCTGTAAATTAAAAAAGGTATGCAACAATTATTAGACATTTTAATGTCAAACTCTGACGGTTTCGCATCTGTATTAATATGGCTGTGATAAATAGCTAATAAATCGTATTTATCCTTAAAAAGTAAATAATTTAATGGATCGATCATGAAATGTATTGAAGGATTTTCCGCTATATTTTTCTGAATTTGAACAATATAAGAATCCTTATCTCTATCAAAACCTAAAAACCCACATATCTCTATGAAAGGATTGGATTCTGATTCATCTACTATTTGCTGTAAGCTATTTTTTAAATTCATAAGCTTTAAGATTAAACTGATTTGTAATCGAATCCATCTGTCCCGGGGAATCCACCGAATGGCAATGCAAATACAGCGTTTTGATTAGCAATATACTCTTCAAATTTACTTTTTGTATATTCTATTGTCCGTTTCTCAAAATGGCCAGTATCTCCAAACCCTGTTAAATGATAATCATTAGGAGATTCATCATACACTACAAATTTATCAGAGGACAAACCTGTTTGCATATCATACCAAGCTACTAGCTTACGCTTGTCAGTTAAGCCTGTTAAACTTGTTAAATATCCAGTTGCACCACTATAATCGAAAGGGAGGTAATCATAATAAGCGTGAGAGGCTTTCTGTAAACCATTATCATCAAGGTAGTATTCTGAATCTGAAATTGAATTACTAGATCCTAGCCAAATGACTTCATCTGTTGAAAGAGCGCCAGACCAAAGGCAGGCTTGAGCTATATCACCACCGAAACAGATTTTCTTATCTAGATCTGTAGTTTTGTCGCTAAATAAAGAAAATAAATCAACACCATTAAGTCCCAGAGCTATTTGTATCTTGCCCTGCGCCTCATAATAAGGTTTTCCATATTGGTCTTTGGAAGGGTTGACTACATAATTTATGTTCTGGCCCTCTTTTGTAAAAACAAAGCAGCTGAATCTATCTTTTTGTGTTACATTTTTGTTTATTTGAGTTAACTTACTTTTTGTTTGAGAACTTTCTGAAGTCGTAGCTAGCTCTAAGTAAGAACCTTGATCATTGACCCCATCTGAGAAATGCAAGTTCGCCGTTACGATACCGCTAAAAGTTCCATCTTCATATGGGGAAAATTTGTCAGTATCCCTTGGTAATTCGTGAGTAGCAAAAACCACTGGATTATAATAAACTGAATCAGATGCGTATTGGCTATCGCCGCGCATCCAAATTGATAAAGTCCAAGCGTCATTCCCTCCATTAAAAACACCTGTAACATTAGGATTTTTTGTCGCAAGTGAAGCTGCTCTTTCTTGAGGTAAGTTTAAGTAATCGCGAGTAGCGTCTTCTTCGCCAATAAAGGTTTTTACTAAACTTTTACCACAAAAACGTTTGTGACATGCTTCTATTTTTTTATTACACCCATCCTTTTGCCAATACGAAGGGTTTCCCTCTGGATTCTGACCAGAGTGATCTTTCACACATACATACCAAGTTCTATGTAACAATGGTCCATCAGCCCCAGCATCATTTATAATGATTGATTTGTCTTCAATATAAGCTAAATTGCCAACTAAATAACCACCATCAGATTTATAGAACGATTGCTCTATTTCATTGTCATCTCCCACTATTAAAGTGACAAGGTTGCCATTAGCGTCAGTAAAAGCTTTCCCATCTTCCTTTTCTACTGGCAAACCTTTATATTGACAGCCTAAACCTCTATATTGCCAGTAACAATACTTCGCATTAACAGTTCTATGATTAACATCAAAGTTATCTAAATCTAAAGGTAAATTCAATTCAAATTCAACAAAAGATTTGTTCTCTTGTATTTTTTGGCCTATATAATACTTTTCTTCTGAGATTTCAGAGTCGGAATTAGCCAGTCCAAAAGGGTTGGCCCCATCGAAGTTTGCGTCATCCAAGTGTTTTACAAAAACTTTTTTCCTAAAGACTTTGGCGTTTTTAAAATCTTTATATTTACCCAAAAAATAAGTAACAATATTGTTGCTGTTACTGATTTTGATTTTAGGTCTTGGTAAGGTTCCATCTCCAAAGACCCCAAACCCGTCGGATTCCACGGGAATTGGTATATATTGGACTCCCTGCCAAATTACATTATCGCCAAAAACGGAGCCCCCGTGGAAACTCAAAAAAGTAGACGGCGAATCTACAGTGTCTGGGTAGATTTTATATAATTCTAGCATTGCGGTTGGTTGTAAATCCAACAAACTTCTTGCTACTTCGTTTTTTCCTTCAGCCCCCATGTTTAATATTACACTTCTTTTACTATTATAAACAAGAGAAATGATAATTAAACAATTAATCGACAAAGAAGAGCTGTGGGAAGACTTTTTAAATTTTTGTTTAAAATCTAAGCCTTATAAAGCATTTTGTTCTGGATCTAGGACTATGAGGATTAATGCAGTTAGAAGGCATTTTGACGGTTTTTGCGAGCAATGCGATGTTTACTCTTGTGGCGACAGCGTCTACGTTTTTACGCAAGAGTTGCCGCAGTATAATCATATACAATTTCTGTTTGGAAACCTTTCAAAATCCAGCTCAGCCAAAATCAAAGAATTCCATGCTATTATGGATCATATCAGAAATGCTAACGGTAAATATTTCGCCTCAGAAATAAGACGCACGTTTAAAGTTGATTTTTATAAAAAATGGATAGATAGATACGATAAAAGAGCTATAATATTTAACAATAAGGACGGGACCGTCCTATGGTATAACGAAGAAAAAATGGAAAAAACCCTTAAAGTTATAGGCACAAATAAAGTCAGCCAACATCTACAGGATAAAATTGTAAAATATGATATTATCAACGTGGAATCTGGTATCAATGTATGTGTTACTCAAATCTCTATTGAAGAACAGAAATATCTTTTTGATGGCAAGCGCGTCTCTCTAAGGGATGGGAAGTGCATAATCGAAGGCATGATTTCTGACGATAAATCATTTGTAGCAAACATAGTTTTGGAATTTACCCCATAAAATGAATAAAGAACTAACAAAATATCGAGTTTACGATAAAAAAGGAGAGTATCATCACTCTTACACCTCTAAAGACGACGCAATTAATTGCGCCAAATATATATCTGGATCTGTAAAAAGTGTGAAAGATAACGAACATAAAGAAGTGTTTAATAGTGAAAAAAAGAAAAAATGATGTCACTAATTAAATCTGTATTAAAAAGTATTGAGCTATACCTTATGTTAAGGAGTAAGCTAGCTTTTTTCGAGATAAAAAAAAACCATAATAAAATAAAAAATGAACTTATCGAAGAGATTGAAAAGCTTCGCGCTATTGGCGACAATGAGTCCAGTGATCGCGCTGACTTCCTGCGGGGGCAGCTTCGCTCCGAAAACGACCAGTTTAAACATATATCAACCGTCTTCCTTGAAGCTGAAAGCGGGTCAAGCAATTCAAACTCAGGAGGGGATCTATATTCCTCCAACTGATGAAGTTTGGCATTCAGACGCTCGATACAGAAGGTTAGAGCGAGAAATTTATAATGAATAACAGAAAAGCCCCTCTTTCGAGGGGCTTTTTTGTAAGT